CTGCGGCCGCAGCACCTGCGCGGCGCGGGTCAAGAATCTGACCGGCGCACTCGCATGGTCGATCACACTCAGGCCATACACCGCCGGCAGCGCGCGGTCGATGCCGTTGTCGGCTTCACCCGGGTAGCGGTAGATCGCCTCGGGCCCGGGCGCGATGAAGGTGCAGCCGCTCCAGTTCACGCACAGGCTCTGCTCGCGCGTGCGGATGTGATGCTCGGTCTCCCACGCCCGCCACGCCTGCTCGGCGGCCTGCTGCTGCCAGCTGGCGACCGTCAGGCAGTCGGGGAAGTCGGCGAGCTGACACGTCCGCGAGAGCGCGAGCGGCGGCCTCACCACCGCTCCCGCTTCTGCAGGACGAGACTGGTGAGCGTGTGGTCGTGGACCTGCGTGCCGTGCCAGGTGGGATCGACCCCGCCAAACGGCGTGAGCCCCAGCGCCTCCGCCTGCTGGCGCAGCGCGGACACGAGCTTCGGGCAGTAGATGCGCTGCCGCCGCTCGTGATAGAGCGCCGTGTCCTCGCCGCAGCGGTTCCAGAAGGCCATCGTCAGCACGAGCAGCCCGCCGGGCGTGAGCAGCGTGCTGGCGCCGTAGAGCAGCTGCTCGGGATGCACCGCGTGCTCCAGCGCCGCGAGCAGCAGAACGACGTTGGCCAGCGGCGTCCCGGCCACACAGCGCTCGATGAACGCGGGGGCGACCTCCAGCGGCGGATGCGGCAGCCAGTCGTCGAGCATGGCGCTGAAGCTGGAGCCGCCGCCCGCGTTGTAGACCCAGATCGGCGTACGGCCGGTGGCGACCCAGCGCCCGATCGCGTGGAGCGCCAGCGCATACTCCCAGCGGCGCGCGGGGTGCTGCCCGGCGATGCCCTGGTGGTCGACGTAGCGCAGTTCGTCGGCCAGCTGCGCGTAGTCGGCGTCGTCGAGCGTGCGCGACAGACAGGTAATCATCAGACCACCGCCGCATCCTTCTCGCGCGGCTCGACCCGGTCGCCGACGAGGCTGTTGATCTGCTCGATGAGCCCCGCGCGATGGTCGTACAGATCCTGGATGCGGAACGCACACTCGACGATCTCGTCGCTCTTGGCGGTGCGGGCGGCGACACTCGCCGCCTTGAACGCGCGCAGGTCCGCTTCGTAGAGCCACAGCGCCGCGTGGACGGCGTTCAGCTCGCCCCACATCTCCACCCAGCGTCCCGTCGACCGCGCGAGCAGCTTGGGCAGCAGCGCCGCGCGCTCGTGCTTGTAGGGGGTGACGTCGCTCCCCTGCAGCTCGCCGTAGAGGATCTTGAGCGCCAGCAGCGCGAGGCGGTCGCAGACTTCCCCGAGGCCGAAGTTGATCAGACGACTCATGTCATCACCTCCTCATCGCGCTGCCACCAAGTCGCGTTGGAGAAACCCTCGTCCGCCCACACCGGCGAACAGGTACTGGCGGAGGTGATAGCGCTGCGAGGGCGGCTTCCCATTGCACCGGTAGCCCCAGGTCAGGTTCTCCGAGACGAAGACCCGCGCGTTGACCTCCCAGCCCCGGAACGCGTAGGTGGGACTGATGCCCACCATCAGGGCGTAGAGCGCGGCGACCTTCGGCTCGTCTTCTTCGATGAGCAGCTGGCCACGACGGCGTGGGGTCTGCTTCACGGAGACGCTTCGCCCGTCGGGCAGGTAGCAATGCACCTTCCCCTCGCCGTTGGTCCACTCTCCCCGCACGAGGATCGGCTCGACCTGCGCCAACCGGCAGAAGGCGATGACGGCGCCCGCGTGTTGTCGATCCAGCTCGATCTGTGTGTCATCCGTCCAGTGCTTGCTCACGGTGCGACGTGCCTCGTTGAGGTCACGAATCTGTCGTGCGGCGAGGCTGATCAGGCGCTGGTCATTCTCGTCGAGCGTGTAGGGGCAGTTCCACAGCAGGTTCATAGCCACTCCTTCAACCGCGGGTCACTGCAGCTCGATCTCTTCGAAGTGCGTGACCGCGAAGCGGCCGTAGGTCGGGCGGTGATCGCCCAGGCCGCAGTGCCGCCCGGCGTTGACCAGCGTGTGATGCAGGAGGGCCGGGGAGATGTACTCCGGCAGGACCACCTGGAGGTCGTAGGTCACCTTCCAGCCGCTCTTGAAGGCCGGGCGCACACGGGTGATCCCGCGCTGCTGCACGGGCGCGCGTTCCTTGTGCTCGTACTCCCACCGGTCGGTGCCGAGCGACGCCAGCGTGGTGAGGGAGAAGACGCCCGCCTTGAAGAGGTCGACCGCCGACTTGCGCGGGCTGCGCGGGTCCTGCACGCTCTTGGCCGCGCCGACCAGCGCCCCGATGATATAGGTCCCGGGGATGCAGATCTCTCCGTGCTCATCGCGATAGACGTACGACTCGATGTTGTCGGTCTTGCGGATCGCCGACCCCTTGGCCCCCTTCGACTTCTCCTCGATCTCCTCGACGTTCCAGCGATGCGAGATGAAGTCGGCCACGCCGGTCACCTCGACCTGGACCTGGTAGGGCACACTCAATTCGATGATGGCGAGCGCGCCATTGGTCACCGGGCCGATCGCCGTTGCATCCTTCGTCTTGGTCGTCATTGTCAGCTCTCCTTCAGCGAACCGCACCACACCATGCCCGACCCCACCGCACCGTACCGTGCCGCGCCGGGCCGAACCTCACCTCACCCGACCATGCCTTGCCCCACCGAACCTGACCGCGCCGTGCCCCACCACACCAGACCGTGCCGCACCTCGCCTTGCCCCACCGCGCCGCGCCACACCTGACCACGCCATGCCATGCCTTACCCGACCGAACCGAACCCTGCCGAACCGCGCCTAGCCCTACCTGGCCACACCGCACCGCACCGAACCCTGCCCTGTCGAGCCGCACCACACCAGGCCTGACCTAATCCCGCCGTGCCCTACCCGACCCCACCAAGCCCAGACGCACCCGACCGCGCCGGACCACACCCCGCCACACCAAAGGCCACACCCAACCCAACCCAACCGCGCCATGCCGAACCCGACCACACCACACCAGGTCGTGCCTCACCCAACCTCACCTCACCCTGCCTCGCCTCAGGTCACAACCACGCCTTCAACCGCGGGTCGCTCACGCACCGCTCGACCAGCGTCTTCGGGCTCCCCACCAGCCGCAGCCCTTCCGCGGTCCTGGCCCGCGACAGCGCGACATACAACATCCCCGGTGCGCGGAAAAACGGATCGCGGATGTTCACCTGCACCGCGTCGAGGCTCAGCCCCTGGCTCTTATGGACCGTGCTGGCGTACGCGACCCGCAGCGGCAGATAGCTGATGGCGCCCACAATCTCCCACTTGGTGTCGATGCGATCGCCCAGGCCTTTCCCGCGCAGCTCTTTCCTGCGCGCGCCATCGGCGGGGATCTTCACCTGGCGCTCGACCGGGGCGACCTCCACGGTCTCGCCGGTGCGCTGCAGCTGCACGCGCGCGGTCAGCGGCGTGGCGTCGACAATCGTGCCGAGGTCGCCGTTGACATACTCCAGCTGCCGCGTGTCCGGGTCGCGGTGGTTGGCGAGGATCATCACCAGCGCGCCGATCTTCAGCTCCAGGTGCTCGGGGATGTTCCAGGTGTGCTTGGGTTTCTCCAGCGTGCCCCACTCGCTGCGCAGCTTCCCCCAGCGGCTGGAGGTAAACCGGATCGCTCTGCCCTGCAGCGCCGACATGCGCAGGTAGTTGTGCCGGTCGACGCTCTCGTTCTTGGCGACGATGGTCGGCCCGTCGAACGTGTCGTCGGTCTCGTTCTGGATGGCGTGGCGCTCGATGAAGTACTCGGCGACCCACTCGCCGTGCCCCTCGCGCGCGTGGCGCAGCATCTGGATGAAGTCGACGTCGGCCTGCCGGCGGATCTCGGTGAGGGTGATCACCGAGTCGGTGAAGCGCCCCCACTCCGGCGACTCGAACGCGTAGGTCGCTTTCACCGGCGAGAGCTGCAGGAAGTCGCCCACCAGCGTCAGGCCCATCGCGGGCGGCGGCGTGCCGTCGTCCTCGTCCCACTTACTGAGGACGTACCCTCTCCCGTTCACCTCTTCGATCGCTTTGACCAGATAGGTGAGCTGGTCGCCGGCGAGCATACTCACCTCGTCGAGCACGATCCGCCGCACGCCGCACTTCCACAGCTTCCCGAGCCGCGCGGTGAGGAAGCCGGCGAGGTAGCTCTCCTGCAGGCTTTGCGTGTCAAAGTAGCTGAGCACCGA